CCCGAACTGAAATTCCAAATCGGTGCGAAGCGTACTGCGACAACCGCAGACCGAGTATTCAACAAATTATTTAACTAACCCCCCCACATAGATAATGGCAACGACCACTTCTATCACGACCACTTACGCTGGTCAGTTTGCAGGCCAGTACATCTCTGCTGCCCTGTTGAGCGGTGACACCATCGCAAAAGGCGGCTTGACTGTCAAGCCAAACATCAAATTCAAAGAAGTAATCAAGCGTGTAGAGCTGGATGGTATCGTAAAAGACCAGACCTGCGACTTCACCGACACTTCCACTTTGACCTTGACCGAGCGCATCTTGCAGCCCGAGTTCTTGCAGGTTAACTTGGAGTTGTGCAAGAGCGACTTCGAGAGCGATTGGGAAGCCATCCAAATGGGCTACTCCGCTTTTGACGTTCTGCCCAAGAACTTCGTTGACTACTTCATCGCCTACAACTCTGCTAAAGTAGCCGAGTGGATCGAGCAGAAAATCTGGACTGGTGCTACTGCCAACGCAGGTGAGTTCAACGGCTTCCAAGCGTTGCTTGCTGCTGACTCTACTGTCATTGACGTAACTGCTGCAACTGCTGGCGTATCTTCTTCCAACGTCATCGCTGAATTGGGCAAGGTTGTAGACGCTATCCCTACCGCATTGTTCGGTAAGGAAGACCTGCACATCTACATCCCGACCAACGTGATGAAGGCATACGTCCGTGCATTGGGCGGATTCGGTGCTTCTGGCTTGGGTGCTGCGGGTGTGGACTCAAAAGGTTCTACGTGGTTCAACAACCAAGAGCTGATGTTCGAAGGTATCAAGTTGTTCCACGCTCCTGGTCTTGGTTCAAACAAAATGGTTGCAGGTCAGAAGTCAAACTTGTACTTCGGCTGCGGGCTTTTGAGCGATACCAACGAAGTCAAGGTGCTGGATATGAGCGACTTGGATGGCAGCAAGAACGTACGTTTCATTATGCGTATGACTGCTGGTGTTCAGTTTGGAGTAGGTGCCGACTTGGTATACTACGCCTAATCGCTGAAGGATGACGCAGGGGGAGGGCTTGGGTAAAACACCCTCGTCCTCCCTTTTGTGTTTGAACTGTTCAAAGCAGTTGACGGGTCAGCAGGCGAAATTCTGCTGCGAGAAGTGCAAGCAATCGTGGAGGTATAAAACAAAAGGAGCAGTACGACCAAAAGATGTCTATCGAAAGCACAAGAAAGCGACTTGCGAAATGTGTGGATTTATTCCTGTCCACCCTTGCCAGCTTGATGTCGACCATATAGACGGCAACCGCCACAACCACGAATTGAGCAACCTGCAAACACTATGCGCTAATTGTCACCGATTAAAAACTCACATTTCTAACGATTACAAAAAATAAAATAAAATGGCTTGTTCATTAACACTTGGGCGCATCGAGCCCTGCAAAGACCAAGTTGGAGGACTGAATGCGGTCTACTTCATCAACTCCATTGACTTGGCACAAATCTCCTACGACACCGCTGACACGGATGTCATTGACCAACTGGCCACTACTGCCACGAGTGCCTACAAGTACGACTTGAAAGGAACTTCAAACTTTGAGCAGGCCATCACTTCCAGCCGTGACAACGGCACGACCTTCTTCGAGCAGGTGTTGAACATCGTTCTCAAGAAGCAAGATGCCGATACCCACAAAGAGGTAAAGTTGCTCGCTTGGGCGAAGCCCGTAGTGATTGTCGAGGACAACAACGGCAACGCTTGGGTGATGGGCTTGGAACACGGTTCAGAAGTAACGGGTGGTTCTATCGTAACTGGTTCTGCAATGGGAGACCTTACGGGCTACAACTTGACCTTGACGGGTCAAGAGCGTGTGCCTGCAAACTTCCTGCTCGGAGCGGTGGCGAATAACCCGTTCGCTGGATTGTCTGGTACCAAACCAACAATCGTACTTGGGTCGTAATTAGACCAACGGGACGTGAGAGGGGGCTTCGGCCCCCTTTCTTTTTCACATAAGTCCCACTCTTGGGTTATATAGGTATGACTTTCGTATCATATAAAGCCCAGAACACTATCACTCTGCCCGTGCGTGACTGGCAGGTGGGGGTTGATACCCTCGCAGGGTACAATACAACGTGGCGAGTTCAGATGGTTTTGTACTCCAAAGACGGACGCACGGACACTATCTACAACGTGACCTCCCCTACCTTTGACGCAGACACTCGTGAGTTCACGTTCACTTACAATACCACCCCACTTGATGCCGAGGTAGTGTATATGATTCGCCTCACGGAACAGACATTCAACGTGGCTTGGACAAATACCAAGATACTCGCATTCGATCGTTTGCTGATGCTTCCGAGTGGTCAAACAACAAGCACCTATCAACCCGTCCTCCCGACAGTAGAGGAGACAATGAACAATCAGTTCAAGATTTATGGAGAATAACATTCGCCTCGTTCAGTTCGAGTCCTACGTTGCACCTGCAATCGTAGAGAACCCCCGCCTTGATTGGGTGGAATATGGGGATGACAACAACTACTACCAGTACCTCATTGACCGCAGGAACGGGTCTGCTACGAACAATGCCGTAATCACGGGTATCGTGGATATGATATACGGAAAGGGTCTGGACGCTACCGATTCGGCTACCAACCCGTCCGCATTCCTTGAGTTCCGCAGATTGATTTCGGAGGAGTGCGCCTACCGCTTTGCAAATGACGTATACTGGCTTGGTAATGGGGCTTTGCAAGTGTTGTGGAATGCTGACAAATCAGCAATCGCAGAGGTGACGCATATGCCAGTGCAGACATTGCGAGCCGAGAAGTGCGACCAAGATGGAACCATCAAGGCATACTACTACGCTTGGGACTGGACGAAGGTTCGGAACCGCTCTGGAGTGCAGCGCATCGCCGCCTTTGAGGAGTCCAACGAGAAGCGTGAAATCTTCTACTACCGCCCCTATTCGGCAGGTTCGTACTACTACTCACCCCCTCGTTACTTGGCGGCTCTGCCGTATGCGGAGTTGGAGGAGGAGATTGCAAACTACCACATCAATAACATCAAGAACGGACTCGCTCCGTCGATGATTATTAACTTCAATAACGGCATCCCACCACAGGAGGAGCAGGACAATATCAATTCCACCATTGCTCAAAAGTGGCAGGGAAGCACTAACGCAGGACGTTGGATTCTTGCGTTCAACGATGACAGCACAAAAGCGGCTACGATTGAGCCAGTCACCCTATCCGACGCCCACTTGCAGTACGAGTTCCTTTCTTCAGAGTCCGCTCAAAAGGTTCTTGTAGGCCACCGCATCACGTCTCCGATGCTCTTTGGTATCAAGGAGAACACGGGGCTTGGAAGCAATGCGGACGAAATCAAGAACGCTTACTTGCTTTTGGACAATACGGTGATTCGTCCTATCCAGATGGGCATCTTGAAGGCATTTGACGAGCTTCTTGCGGTGAACAATGTCTCTTTGAATTTGTACTTCAAGCCGCTCTCTCCGATGGAGTTCAACGACATCAAGGTCACGGACTCCACAACAGTCGAAGAAGAAACTGGAGTGAAGGAAGCCGACCAAGTGACTACGGAAGTGGTATCTACCGTGAACGAGGAAATCGCCCAGAAGGAGGCATCGTACAACGGAGCGCAGATTGCGTCCTCTCTGGACATTATGCGAGCCGTACAGGAGGGCGTTCTTACCCAAGACCAAGCAATCACCTTCCTTGTTCAGATGCTCCAGTTCGAGCCGTCTGTTGCGAAGGCGTTATTCGCTGGGAACTCCTCTGCGGTCATCACGCAAATGAAGTCGCAAAAAAAGCTTGAAGCATCATCCCCTGCCTCCGAGGAGTTGGTGCGTGAATTGACCTCGCTTGGTGAAGACGAGGATTTGGAGGAGTGGGAACTGGTCGGTGACGAGCAGCTTTCCGAGCAAGATATCGTAAAGATGCGGGAGGTGAACTTCGCATCCACAGGAAGCGCATTCCCGAACGCCAAGAGCGCACAAGACGGCGTAACGAAAGAAGGGTTCAAGTACAAGGTTCGGTATGCTTACGCAGGCGAAAAGAAGGGTGAGCGGGAGTTCTGCAGTTTGATGCTACAAGCGAATAAAATCTACCGCATTGAGGACATCGAAGCGATGAGCGGTAAGGCCGTGAATGCAGGATTCGGAAAGAACGGAGCAGCCACTTACGACATCCTGTTGTACAAAGGTGGCCCGAACTGTCATCACTTCTGGATGCGTAAGACGTACCTCTCAAGAGCGAAGGGAGTGACACCCGACCCCAAGAACAAACGCTCCGAGGTGAGCGTCAACGACCTCCGCAAGTTGGGAGTGAAGTTACCAGTCAATGATTCGTTAGTCGCCAAACCGCCTATCTCGCAGGACTATCGGGGCTACACTCCCGAATACGCAAAAAAGATAGGTATCCCCAAATAAGGTTATATAACTATGTATCCCCTATTCATTTCCCCCGATGACCTCGTAAAGCGCACCGCCATCAACGGCAATGTTGACCGTGACCAGATGGTGCAGTTCATCAAGATAGCCCAAGACATTCACGTTCAAGCACTTCTTGGTACTGCCTTGTACAACGCCTTAAAGAACGATGTCTTAAACGATACGTTGACAGGAAACTACGAAACGCTGATGACTGACTACGTTCAAGACGTACTGGTGCATTACGCAATGGTTGAGATACTTCCGTTCCTTGCCTACAAGGTGAGCAACGGTGGTGTGTTCAGAAAGCAAAGCGAGAACTCGGAAGGCATCGATAAAAGTGAATTGGAATACTTGATTCAGAAGGAGCGAGATACGGCTGAACATTACGGAAGACGCTTGGTATCGTACTTGACTTTCTACGGATCCCTCACGCCCGAATACTATGAAAACCAAAACGGACAAATGTACCCTACCGATGGTCAATCGTTCCACGGCTGGTACCTATAAAGTGAAGCCAGAGAACGAAGTGAAGTTGATAAATTTCTTAAAAGAGCAAAATGGCAAATAGCATCGGGTGGGGTAATATCTACTGCTCCTCTAATTGGGGAGACGAGGATTACAATACGAGGGCAATAGGTGACGTACCTACTTGCTTTGGTAACGCATATATTTATGCGGATGCGTATGTTGCTCGTGTTGCCGCCGATAGCGGAACCACCGAAGGGTACGAGTGTTTGGTAAATGCAATTGACGCCTTAAATTTTAACTGATGAGTTCATTTTACGACGATGCAAGTTTGGTGGTTATACCAAGCGGCTATAAGACAAGCAAGGTATATGCTGAAAAACCGACAGACGGCAGCGGTGATTTAGCGTTCACCCGCACAGGGGATACGGCAACCCGTGTAAATTCTGCGGGGCTGATTGAGAAGGTGCGGACTAATATAAATACATATAGCGAGCAGTTAGATAATGCAGCTTGGACTAAACAATCCACAACGGTAACCGCAAACGCTACCACAGCACCTAACAACACATTAACTGCTGATAAGTTAATTGCAACAGCCACCACGGCGTTTCACGGTATATTTAATGTCAACGCAACTTTAAGTAGTCTTCACACATTTAGTTTTTATGCTAAAAAAGCAGAGTATAATTTTGTTACTGCTCTTGACCAATTTAGCGGAACATTTCTTGCCTCTTTTAATTTAGATACTGGAGTAGTATCAAGTGGAAGCGGAGCGAGTATTCAATCAGTAGGCAATGGTTGGTATCGTTGTGCGATT